ACTGCTTTATCAATTTTCTTCCATCCTGTCGTTTCTCCAAACTTTGCAAGCTTTGTATCTGTTTCAGCTACTAATGCTACTAATGGAATACTTACTAAATATTGTAATAAATTTAAATCTTCTAAATACTTTACTTTTACTTCTGATGTCCACTTTCTTATATCTGTATGAAACCACAACATCCCTTCAAATAATTCTAGAAACATTGTGTAGTCATCTCTTAAGACTACAGGTACTTTCATCTTAGGTCTTCATAATAAACGCTAATGCGTAGTATGGAGGCAAGTTAGCATTTGTACCGCTAGATCCTTCTGTACTAATAGTAATTCCTGTTGTAACTGTGCTTGTGTCAGTTGTTGCGTATCCAGCAATACTAGTAGATCCACCGCCACCAGCAGCAGCACCACCAGTAGTTTGTTGAAATGTATGTTTATGTCCAGGATCAGTTAATGTATGTGTGTGGCTTACATTAATAGCATCTTTAGAACCGCCAGATGTTGTATTGCTTCCAGTAACTGTGGAATATGCTACTCCAGCAGAATCGCTATGAGCACCAATAACAAACTTATTACGAAGATCAGGAGTGCTATTAGAACCATTACAGAGAACCCATCCTGTAGGAATCGTAGCGATTGTACCAGACCACATCATAATCATACCTGATGTAAATGCTGCTGATAAAGCTGTCTGTACAAAAGCAGTAGTAGCTACTTGTGTTGTATTCGTAGCAGCAGATGCAGTAGGTGCTGTAGGAGTGCCTGTTAAAGCAGGACTATTTAAGTCTGCCTTAGAAGAAATAGCAGAAGCTATAGCAGTTAACTCAGTGTCAATCTCTGTGCCTTTAACAATCTTTCCAGAGTTACCTGTAGGTAGAGTATCTTTTGCTGTAAAGTTAGTTGCTTTTGTATAGTTACTCATATCAGTTCCTTAGATTAAAGTCTTTCCTTTTTTTATTCCTACGTCAATCTTCTGAATAGACAGAGGATTACCATTAATATCTGCTTCTAAACCTAGTTGAAGTACAGTTCCTTGACCACCTGCATTAATGGAGAAGCGATCTAAAACAATACCTGAGGTATATTCAGCAATGTTGTACTCTGTAGATCCTGGTATAGTATCAACCGTAGAATTATTATACTCATATATTACAGCAGGGTCTAAAAGATAAGTAGTAGCTTGATAGCCTTCACTATAATCAAAACCCCACTTAATAGCTACTGACTGGTTAGTACCTCCAATCAATACCCAGCCAATCTTCTTTAATAACTTTAACGAAGTAGCAGCATCAAAATCAAAGTAATTAGTATAATACTGTAAACGATATGAAGAAGTGTTGTCAGCATGTCCAAAGTATTTACCAATATAACCAGGTTTACCTATAAATAAATTTCTATCTTGTGTTACGCAGAAAGCCTTAGGTTCAATACTATCCCAAATAGTTACACGCATTGCCCCATCTTGTAGTGCAGCTCTGGTGTCAAAGCAATATACAAACTTAGTAGCAGGAAGCGTTAATAAATAAATAGCATCACGCTCAAAATAGATACTCTTAATCTTAGTTAGGTCTGTCTCAGAAGCTACTGCTGCCATTAAGTCATCACGAACATTCTTAGAGATATCACGCATTGGTAGCGACTTCTCTTGGATTACTCGTTGTAGACTGCGAACTCCTGCGTCAGACAAGAATATTACATCTGTACCTAAACTCTGAACTGAATCACGAGCAATACATCCTACGTTGTTTAATACTTCTACTAATGTTAACCCACCAGTATCTAATGGATTAGCGTAGATAGCTGTGTTCTTCTTACCAAAGAATATAATATATCCATTATGTGCTGCAGCAGCGACTACAGGGTCGCCATTCGGTAATACTTCTTGTAAGTTTAAGTAACCAGCAGAACCATTCTGAAAATCTGTACCAGCTAATAAGTCACTGAAATAAACTGTCTGTGTATCTCCACTGATACCACCACACCAGATCCTACCATAAGCAGATAATACCCAGCTAGGCATGAATGTTGAAGTAGTATGATTAGAAGGTAACGTAGCAGCATCTCCTACACGCTGATAACCAAATGTACCACTATCATGTGAATTAAAAGGATTACCAGAAACAGGTAACTCATGATACACTAGCATGGGATGAGCAGCTTGTGCCATATACACATGAGGCTGGAAGTCGCTCACATCGCCATAAGATAGAGCAGCACCTTGCCAATCATTAGCAGTAATTGTATATGTTGCATTACCACTGTTAGTAGTATTACGTACTGTCTTAGTAGTCATCGTAGTTGTGCCTACGAATAACTTATTATTACCAGCACTCAATACATCTGTGCCACCACCAGTGACTACTTCAAAGATAAACTCTACTGGATTACCAGAACCTAAGTCTGTATTAACTGCAGAGTTTACTGGTGTCCATCCACGACGAGCACCGATACGACCATACTTATCAATCACACAGTTCTGTGCCTTCAGAGCATATCCCGAAGACAACGTAACACTACTCTCCTGAGTGTTTAATCCGTAGAATCCAGGAGCTGCTACTGAAGCTGTTTGTAGTGGACTAGCCATTAGTTCCAGACCCACTCTTGTTCTTCTAAATACCGCCCTGATTCGAGTGCTATAGCGTCTGCTAGGCTTTGTTTCATTAACTGATATGTCTCCCCCGCCTGAACTCCTCCGTCCTCACCACGCTCTGCCTGAGCCCTTGCAAGAGCACCTAGGATTACAGGCTCTTCAGGTACTAGTAAAGTATCAGCGTTAACTGCTAAGGGTACTTGTGGTTTAATAATGTTAAAGCGAAGGTTATAAGCACCGTTAGGAATAGGATATAAGTCTACCTGAGTATCTCCGTTAGAGTTAGTACCGTTAAAGTTATAGTATGCAGGAGACCCCTTCTGAGGAGTGGTCATTAAGAACTGCTGATCCATCCATTTAGTAGAGGCTAGTTCTACGAAAGAATTCTGAGTATCGTTAATAACATCGATAACCCTAAACCTTTGACCTGAGCCTACTAAGACATAGTTAAACACATCGGCTGTAGTGGTAGCAGATAAGGTATCAGACAAAGCATTCCAGTTGTAGGAGTCTTCTACGACCCTCTTAGAATCATTGACATATCTAGCAATCAATTTTACATAGGCATTATCAGAGACCGAGGAAGCCTCAGGCTCACGAAGCCGTATCAGTACGTCATTTACTAGTTGAATGTAGTTCATATCTCTATATTATACCATAAAATTGATTAAAAGTCAATACCCTACCACTTAACTTTATCAGCCCAGTACGCAGCAGAAAGCTTACCTTTAGCAATATTCGCAGCATGTCGAGCTTTGAAGCTCTTCTGTCTAGCCTTCTCTGCTGGTGTCTTAGGGTTTGAACCTGCTCCGCTTACACCTTGTTGACCAAATCTAATTAACTTCTCCGTATCTCCAGACTTAGCCAATACAGCATGGGATTTAGTAGGATGTCCTGGAGTACGCTTAGGCTTATTATAGCCTGAGAATGTTTCTTTACCCTTCTTAATCATTTCTTCTTAGCTGTCTTAGCAGCTTCCTTAAAAGCTTTAGCAGTAGGAGCACCTTTAGCCCCTACCTTACGCATCTTCTCGCCTGATCCTGCAGCGATACGACGACGCTTTGCTGCGATATTGGCATACAAGCCAGGCTTAGTAGCCACGCATAGCTCCCATCTTCTTCATGGGCTTAGCAACTACTTTAGCACCAGTCTTCTTAGCATACTGCTTAGCTTGCTTCTTACCCTTAGTTGTATAGGGGAACTTCTTCTCTTTTACCATTGGCATATTACTTACCTTTCTTTTTGGGTTTAGGAACTTTAGCTGTTTGTAATGCGATTGCTATTGCTTGCTTCTGAGGACGACCTTCTTTAACCATCTTAGAGATGTTCTTACTGATTGTCTTCTGTGATTTACCTTTAGCGAGTGGCATTATTTCTCCTTAGTTAAACTGTTGTACGGTACTGCGTTGTTCTATCTCAAATGATGCTATGATTGTGGTGGTTGAGCCTGTTTCTGAGAGAGCCCTAAGCTCATCTCCTTCATCCATCATGAAGTAGAAACCACTATCTAGGATTAAGAAATTCTTTGATGTTAAGTTATATTGATATAATATCTCTATTGATACGTTGGCACTAGCATCATACCAATACACAGTAATATGTTTAGCAGAAGTACTGTGATTACTTACCAGTATATTAGTAGCCTTTGCTAAGTTACGAGTAGGAACAGTAAAGAGAGTAGTCAGCGTATTCGCTGTTAAGTTCTTTCCTATGGAATGTATAATACTCATTTAAGTACCAAGGTTAGTAGTGTTACAATAATGAACCCAGCAGTGCCTATAAGAATCTGTTCTAGTCTCTTTAGTCTAGCGTGTATCTGTTCGTATCGAACCTTACAGACTTCTTCATGGCTTAGGAGTTTTAATTCTGCTTCAGTCATTTGGGATATTTCGCTTTCACAGTTAAACAATCGGCAATATATTTATCAATCTGTGCTTGGTCACCCTTTACTACGCCATCAATGTAATCAGTAATGGGTGGGTATTCTGCGGCTCGTTTAGCAATATAAGCATGAGCATCTACATAAGACTGAACTGCATCTTTATCGTATGCGACTTCGTTGCCGTCTGCATCATAAGCAATATTTCCTAATGTTCTAACGACTTGTGGATATAGTTTTCTTAAAGCATCCATTATGCGGCTACCTCATAAACAGTTAAAGCAGAAGTAAAAGAACCAGCGTAAGTATCTCCGTTAGCATTATACGAAGCTGGAGAATAGTTTAAATAAAATGTTTGACCTGATTGAGCCATCCATTGTACTTTATATGTAATTGCAGATGAAGTTGCAGGGGAATCTAAAAACTGCATTGTTACATTAGTTCCGTGGCTTGTATTAAAACCACCAGTTGCAGTTCCAAAGTTAGCACCAGAACCCGAAGCAGCAGTTGAACGACCTATTGTAGTTCCGTTCCTCACAAAATTAAACGCAGCAGTTGTGCTTGCTGTACTTACTCCTAAAAATCCAGTAAACACTAATAAAAACTGACTGGTGCTTGCTGTTGGTGTAATAGTTACACTAATTCCTGTGTCAGCCATGGAGTTTGTAGATGTTGAAGCAGTAGATGTAAGTTGATATTGTTTAACTTGCAACACAGAGCCAGTAGGCAGGTTTGCTCTTGCTACATTTTGAGCAGAACTAATACCGCCACTAGCGTTTAAGCCAGTTATTGTTCCATCGCCTGATAATGTAATGGGCATTATGCGACTCCTAATAGTGCTTTAACTTCATCAGCAGTCAAGCCAAGTGCAGTTAGTTTAGATAGTGCTGATTCTTTAGCGGTTATTTCTGCTTGTTGTTTAGCAATAATTTCAGCTTTTTTAGTTGCGTCTACTGTAACAACACCATTGTTTAATACCCAAGCATTAAAATAATTTGCATCATCACCCTGTGGTAACGCAGATTCATCAACAATCATTGCACCTGCTGGGCAATCTTTAGCCAATACTTCTTCAATAGAAATCTCACCTGTAGGAGTGCATACTGAAACTCCGCCATTAGAATTTGTAAATATAATTACTTGTGACATGATTTATGCTCCAAAAAATACTACACTAAATACAGAACCGCTATCTTGTGCAGAACCAGCAGTAGTATAAGAACCAAATCTACAAGAAGTTGTAGTGTTAGAAGAACTTGCACCACCAGCTAAAATATTAATAAAATTTGATGTTGCACCTACAGAACTACCAGCTATTACATAGTTTGCACTTGATAATGCAGTAGTAAAGTTAGCTGTGTAATCACCAGTTCCGTTTCTTGTAATAGATGAAACATTAAATGTAGCTAAAGTTGCCCCTGTAGAAGCTGTAAAGCTGACCCATGCTTTAGCAATACCAGTCATTCCGTTCTGTGTTGCAAGAACACCAGTTGGTGTGTTTAAAGTAGTTACTGTAGCAGTAGGAATTGTTGCTCCGCTTGAATTAACAGTCAGCTTAGTCGTTCCATTGTTTTGTAACTCAATTATTCCACTTGTATCAGCACTCTGAACCAGCCCTGTAGATGTGCTTGCATTTAATGTAACAGCCATTATGCTACTCCTTTTGGATACTTATCTTTTACGGCTTGAATTTGTGCTTTCCAAGCATCTAAGCCTTCATGGAAGATGGTGTCAAACTGGTCAGCAAATGATGGGTATTCGGATGCTCTTGCAAACTTATAGGCATCGGGGTCAACCCAAGCATTTACTGCGTTTAGGTCAATCTCAACTTTGTTACCTTGTGCATCAAAAGCACCAGCCGTATCATCAATAGAAACGACTTGTGGATATAGTTTATATATAGCTTTATGGTTCATCCTGCAATCTCCAAAAGTTGCAAAGTAACTAAACTATTATTTGAATTAAAATAGCCTGTTCCAGCTCCTGTCCTAAAATAAATTGTATAAGTTGTAGATGATGTAGTAGCTGGCGAATCAACATAAGAAAAATTTAAAACACTAATAATTCCACCAGCACCATTACTAATTCCGTTTAATCCATTTGCAGTTCCTGATAATTCTGTTGCACCACGATATAAAGTTATCCAAATAGCAACAGAACTTGACGCTATAAAACCATTTGCAGATAACAATGCTAGTATTTTGCTAGATGAACTTGTTGGTGTTATAGATGCACTAAATCCTGTTGTTACAAAAGATGTTGAAGTTGTTGAAAATGTAGATGTGCTAGTAGCATTAACCACCTGAATCACATTACCAGCTTTAGGTGATGTATCTGTAAGCACAGTTCCCGATACAGTCGGCAAAGTAAGCGTAGTAGTACCAGCTACCGCTTGTTCCTGTAGCGTACAGCTTCCGCTAGTTGAGCCTACTAAAACAATACTCATATTTTTTCCTTAAAGAATTACCCAGCGAACACCTGAATTAACTGTAACTGAGAAACCAGAACTAATAGTAATAGCCCCTACGGACATACCGTTATAAGTCATTGTAATATTCTCACCAATTGTTGAAGCATTATATGCGATTGCTTTTACTGCAGCAGAACCAAAGTATTGACCACCAGCTACCGTAGCAGTAGATACTGCAGTTACTAAACCTTTGCCGTTTACTGTGATTACTGGAATAGAACTAGAACTACCGAATGATCCAGTATTGCTATTAACTGTTGCTAAAGTACCTGCAGCAGTTACGTTAGAAGAACCATTAAAAGAAGGACTGGTGTAAGTTAAATCGCCACTAATGCTAATTGTACGACCAGTTGTTAGCGTTGCAGCAGAACCAGTTGTATTCTGATTTAATGTTGGTACATCAGCAGCAACTAATGCTCTAAATGTTGGAACACCTGAACTACCATTAGGAGAAGCTAAAACATAATTAGCAGTTTTAGACGCATATGGATTCTGTGTATCTCCATATCCAGAAGCTAAACTAATTGCAGGAGTACTGCCACCTGAAGAAGAAATAGGAGCAGTTCCTGTTACAGAAGTGACACCAGAAGCAGGAAGTGCAGATGAAGTCCAGCTAGTACCATTACCAATAATAGCATAGTTGTTTGTAGGAGTTAACCCAGCAATCGTAGCTAGGTCAGCATCATAGGCTTGGACATTAGTACCAATTGCTAAACCTAGATTAGTACGAGCAGTAGCTGTATTTGTTAAGTCAGATAGGTTATTTGCTTTAGCTAAGAAAGATGAACCAGCAGCATAGGCATCAACCCATACAGAGCCAGTGTATACCTTCATTGATCCAAGAGAACTATTAAAGTATAATGCTCCAGCTACTAAGGCATTGCCATCGTTATCTAATGAAGGATCAGAAGTCTTAGACCCTAAGTACCTATCATCAAAGTTATCGTATGCTGTTAAGGTTTGATCTCGTGCTGTCTCAGCAGCAGTCTGAGCATTAGCAGCGTTAGTCGCTGAAGTAGCTGCGTTGCTTGCAGAAGTACTTGCATTAGATGCAGACGTAGAAGCAGCAGAAGCTGAATTACTTGCGTTAGTTGCTGAAGTGCTTGCTGCGGAAGCTGAATTACTTGCGTTAGTTGCTGAAGTAGACGCAGCAGATGCTGAGTTAGAAGCATTTGTAGCGGATGTAGAAGCGTTGCTTGCAGATGTTGAAGCTGCACTTGCAGAGCTTGAAGCATTACTTGCTTGAGTGCTTGCAGTAGATGCACTGTTACTTGCATTAGTGGCAGATGTAGCAGCGTTTGTTGCTGAGGTCTGTGCTGCTGCCTGAGCTGTCTCAGCAGCTACTTCTGCAGCAATAGCAGCATCTTTAGCTTGCAGTGCTAATAAGACTTCACTAGAAGCGTCGCCTACAGCGTCACCTGCTCCACCTGCACCACGATAAATAGCCAAAATTTATCTCCTATATTTGTTTAAATACACTCATCGAATGCACTTAAAGAAAACTCCCCAGCCGAAGCTGGAGAGTCTTAGGAACTACTATTAGCCGTTAACAGCTAATACAAAGCCAGTCTCAGGACGCACTACTTTAACACCGTAGAGGGTGTCAGCAGTGTACAGAGTAGACAAGTACTCTTGTTTGTACTGAGTCTGTGAACGAACAGACATCTGCTCAGCAAGAACCATTGTATCACGATGAGCCAAGATAGCTGCTTTAATATCGCCACCAACGCTGTTGTTAGCGTCAGTTTCGATTACTGGGCAGTTGCTGGTTACATAGATATCGATACCATAGAGCTGACCGATCTGACCGTTGTTTACACCACGACCATCAACGAAATCAGAACTGTTGTAACGATCAATTCCCATGATAGCTGCACGCAATGATGGAGGAACAGCAAAGAAACGACCATCCATTGGGGTGTCAGCATCGTCCATGAGTTTGATCAAGGCACGGAAGCCAGCGTCAGTGAATACGTCGCCAGTAACTACAGTGTCTTCAGCGTAAGCTGTGAGACCAGTAGATACGTCGATGTAATAGCTGGTGCTGTGTGTCCAGTCAGAAGCGTCACCGTTACCAAAGGACTTGCCTAATTGGAACAATTGGTCGTCAACTTTCTTAGCCAAAGCATAGCCAGCGTCTTCTGTGTAGAAGCGACGGAGTGATGCCAAAGCTTGAACTTCAACGATGTCCTCAATGAAACGTGAGTACTCAAAGTGCTGGTCAATAGTGACGTTTACTTCGGTCTCGGTGTCAGCTTGGATGGTAACTGCGGTGTTAGCTGCTTTAGCTGTTGCTACACCACGTGTTGGCTTTGGAATATGGAGCGTGTCGCCCTTCTTACCTTTCATGGTCATCTTATTGACGAGGTTTGCCAATACTAGGTTCTTCTGATACGCAGCGATTACTTCGTCAGACCAAATCTCTGGAATGAATTTATCTGCTGCGGTTTTGTTAACGATGGATGTTGATCCACCTGGGTATGCGACTGCTGCCATTTTAAATCTCCTAAAATTAAATTAAATTAACGTACCCGACCTTCTGCGTAAGCTTGTAGAATTTCTTCTGCCATGCTTTCGTATCGGTTTGGGTCTTGCATTCTTAAGCGAATAAGATCTGCACGACGATAAACAGGTCTTGTTGACTCCCCTGTACCACCTTGTTGTACTGCAGCAGTTTTAAGGTTTTTACTTCTAGTTTCAGCATCTACTTTTTTAAGAGATTCATCAGCAGCTTTAACTGTTTCTTGCTGTTGTTGTTTGATATTACGTAGAGACTTGTAAGTATCTAGTAACTCTAACGCTGAATCTACATCGTAGTCTGACGCTTGTTCGTATAACCTTGTGCGTATCTTAGAAGATGTTACCCATTGCTGGAAATCATCGCTCTGTGCTACGCTTACAAAATCAGGATGTGCCTTCTCAATTGTCTGCAGTGCTACGAGCTGAGCCTGTTTAGCTTGCTCCTCTTGCATCTTCTTAAGAACAGGATTATTTTCTACAGCCTGTTTTACTGCTTTTTCAGGGTCTTCAAACCAATCAATCTCTTGTGCTTTACTTGGCTGTGTGTCGTGCTTCGTTTCGAGTTGTTGCTTTAGAAGTGAATCAGCTAACTTGCGTACTTCACCAACCTCTTGTGCCTGTCGTCCGATTAACTTCTCGGCTTCTTGGTGCATCTTGATAATCTCATCTAGAGCTTTACCACGATACTTCTCAGGTAGTTCTGGAGTAACCTCTTCAGGTTCTGCTGTAGTTTGTTCTACAGCGTCTGGGGTTGTACTCTCTTCTTTAGTTGGATCAGTGTACTTCTCGTTAGCATCTACTTCGGGCAGTTCGATAAAATTTGCAGCCATGTATATTCTCCTGTCGCAATGCGATTTTAGGACATTTAAAAAATAGCTCGGTGGTCAAGAGTCCATTTACGAGCCGTGATTAGCTTTTGTTTTTCTTTCCAATGCCAGCTTCTCAGCTCTCATCTTTGCCCATCGTGCCGTAGCACTAGGGAAATCTCCACTGATTGGATCTAAACCCAACCTAGGAGAGGAAAGAATGCGAGTAGCTACCTCGCCACACTCACCACACCGAACTTCTTTTGTGTCAACATCGACGAAGGACTCGGTGATATGCGAATTCTTACATTCAAATTCAAACAGTCGTCTTGGCATTGTCTTCTTCCTGCTGAAGCTGCTCATATACTTCTTCGCTAGACTGTTTTAAGTTCTTAATCCACGTCATGATAGAGACTTCGCCCTTTCTGAAGTGGAGCTGCTCTACAGTTTCTACACCTTTGACGGTGTCTGTGGAGCTAAGCATTAAATCTATGTCTTCTAACAGATCCTGCCACCCTGGAGTAGCCATCATGCTGAATCTGTTTTCGTAATAATTCTGTAATTCTCTGTTCATACTCTTTTTCCTTGACAAGGAGAGTTTATTGTGGTATTATGTACTTATATTATACCATATTTATTGTAAATTGTCAAGCCCTTTTTGCATTTTTCCCATACTTTGGATCTCAGCAATACGCTCATTGGACTTAATATCCTCTACTTTAATAAGGCGATCAGCAATTTTCATGCGTTTATCAAACTCATCTGCCATAGGATCAGCAGTGTTCTTAGAAGCTGCAGCGATTACCTTAGCCTGAGCCTCAACAGGTACAGCCTGAGCTTGTGCTCCAGCTTTCTGAGCCTCTGCAAGGGCTTTAGCAGCCTCTGCTTGAGTCTTCTGTAAGGTAGCCTCAGCCGTAGCCATAGCAATCTGTTGCATCTGTTGCTGCATTGGGTCAGGTTGACTCATTTGCTGGAGCGTAGAAATGATTTCTTCACGGTTTGCAATGCTAGAACCTTGGATTACACCTTGTAAAAGTACTGGAATTATAGGAGATTGACCTCCTAAGGTGGACATTAAACCCATCATTTGTTGTTGTTCGTACTCACGAGCTACCATTCCTAGGGTAGATACAGGCAAGAACACAAAGTCCTTAACAGGGTAACGCTCTGGATCAAACTGCATGAATCTGTAGGCAGATTTGGTGATGAATGGGATTAAGAAGTCCTCTTGGAAGTTAATCAAGGTACGCTTGTTCTTCTTCATCAAGCCTGAGAGAGCCATCGAAAGACCAGCACCTGAAGCTTCCCCAGCAGCTACTTGGCTAGGCATAGCAGCAGCATCCATTGTTCCTGTAGCTTGGAGGAGCATTGATTGGAAAGTCTGAGCAGTA